GAGGGTAGGGTTAGTTGTAACTCCAGCTATCAGACCTGTCTCTAACCTGTCTTCTATATCACTTACAATAGCTGTATCAAGGAATAACTTCATTACGTTCGTTAGGGTGTTGGGTGTAGGTGTTATAAGTATCTCGAAACCTTTGTCGAGATATGTATAAAGGGGAAGAGTTGTCTACGAAGTAGGCAATGTCTTCCCCTTTGAGGGGCGAGTCCACCCTTCTCTCCCCTGTATATATGACTGACCTCATTAAACCCAGGTGGGGACTGAGCTTTTGTTATGGTCTAATCTGTTAGCTTGGTCTCTTTGGTCTTTGTTCATACCTAAGACCATATGATTAGCTGAGGCTGTTGGATTGTCTAAGAATTCATCAAGCATAGACTGCCATTCTTCAGACTTTCTAGCTTTGATAGCTTCGTGAGCAGAGATAGATAGAGCATCTGTAAAGTACTTAACGCCTTGAGCGAGACAATCAAGTCTATCGTCATGTTTAATAGCACCTTTCTCTCTACACATCCTCCCCATTTGGTAGAAGAGCATGTACATGAGTCTCTTTTCAGGAGCTTCATCTTTGTTAGAGGCGTAATCCCACTCTATTACTTTTTTGTCTACTACAAGCCTGTGTTGGTTCATGACAGGTTCTAAGGAGTCTATTATTCTGTCTTCTTTACGGACGTTAGCTCTAACTTCTTCTATGTCTATGTGTTGACCAGTCATCTGTAGGTGTTTTTTGAAGAGTTCACCTACTATTCCGTCACCGAAGTTAGTTTCAATTACAAGTTTGGTAACGTTATACTTTCGACATCCTCTGAGTATATTGAGCAAGGTAGTATCAGAGTACCCGTCTCTGTACGCACGCATCTCGTGCAAGAATAGGTAGCCGTTCTTTTGAGATATGAAGGATGCGGCTGTTTCATCCGTTCCTCGACCCGACGGATCAACCGAACATATGGTCTCGGAATATGGTGTCCATTCTCCTTGGAGCTGCATTGGAGAGTAAAAATAATCTCCTGGTAGACCGACTGTGGGTAGTTCTTTGATGACATTCTTTGGGTCTGAGCACCAAATGATTTGATCGGGACCAGACTTAGGATTAACACTGGTAACGATAAGATCAGCCATCTTAAGTGGGAATTTCTCTGCATCACTTAAACTTGTATCTAGTTGGAACTGCAACATGAAGTTGCTACGACCCATAGCTGCTTCTCTTTCCAGTAGGTCGTCGTTAGCGAATCTGTCAGGGTCTGTTACTTCCCATTCCTCAGCACCTGCTTCTAAGTCTTCTTGTATCTGTGGTGCTAGAAGTCCTTCGTACTTAGTGAGTTTGTCTTTTCTTGGATATCTACTTGGCCAAACGAACGGACGGTAGTTGCGCTCTGCCAGCTTACGATAAACAGTAAAAACAGTCTGAGGAGTCCCAAGGTAGCAAATACGGCTATCGCTTTTGGGTGTAAGGATAGATTCTGCTTCCGTACAGAGTTGAAGAAGTTTCTCACGCATCAACTCCGTCATACTGTTTCCTGGAACTTCTATGTCGTCGAGGACCATGAGGTCTGCACGAGAACCAGTAAGTTGTCCAGTAATACCAACGCTTTTTACGCTTGGAGCCTGATGAGGCGAGCAAAGTACGTCGAAGGATATACGACTCCACCTTGCCTCGTCGCTTTTTGGTCTTAGGTGTGATAACCATGGTGTCTCTATGATTAGTTTCTGTAGGAAGATAGACATGTTGTCTGCTCGTTCCTTCGAGGCAGAGATGATCATGATCTTCCGTTCTGGGTCTTTAAATAACGTCCATAACACGAACGCTCCAGTAATCCAGCTCTTTCCGACTCCTCGGAAGGCTTGGATCTGTAGACGTTTAGGACCGTGTTGTAAATAGTCAGCTATTGCGAATTGTGCTCTTGTTGGTGGTGGTAGTTCAAGCTGTTCCCATAAAGCGGTCAGAAACAGCTTGAAATCACCCTGTAGAGCCTCTAAAGGGTTGGTCATGTATGTTTTATCGTTTGACTATTTTCAGTAGGCTTCTAGCTTATTTTTATTCCTTTCTTCTTTTTTTGATTTCCTACCTTGTATTCCAAATTTATTTTCTAAAAAGTTTGCCAACCAATCATCTGCTGCTTGAGCTGCAATATGTGTTTGTGGTCCAGACCCTCCAAATGCTGAGTTCATATAACCTGATGATCCAATAGTGTTTTTATACTTTTCATCAAGTTTTTGAATATGAGTTTTTAAATCGTCTCCAGTAGAATGCTTTACATAAGTATTAGCTATTTCTTGTGCTACGAGTGGAGCTGTTGCACGAGCTATAAGTGGAGCATAACCTTGTAAATTTTGAGGTAAGGTTTTAATAAGTTGTTGCACTAATGAACCTACAACTGCACCACCTGCACTATGCTTTGCAGCCTCTTTATATTTTCCTTCTAGTATTAACTGATGAACTTTTGGATCACTTACTGCGCCAACCAATCCCCCTTTAGCATTATTTGCTATCAATTGATCAGGTGACATTGCATGATATTGCGTACCAGATAGGTAACCTGCTTGTGTATTTGGATAGTTAAATCTTCTAGATGTAGTATTTCTTGCATTTATACTTTCTACATTTCCTTTAACAGCTGGAAGAATTAAACCTGTTCCTTTTTTGACATCATCTACTAATTTAGAGAAATCTAAATCTAGATAATCAAGTAGTTTTTTACCACCAGCTCTTAGCTTTAAATCATTTTGTTTCCAATTATCAACACCTAAAATATCTTTTAGCTTTCTTCTTACATATAACTCAGCAGGATCGTTAACGGCTAAATTTCTTAAATTCTTTTGTTGCTTAAGTTTTTCTCCGTACTCATCAATTACGTTTTCAAAATCCATATCAGTATCAAAAGGTTTATTGATACGATTACCAGCGTCCCATTTAGGACTGTCTTCACTAAAAAATTTATAGTTAACAAAATTTTTATCCCCACGCCCGAACTTGAACGGGTCCATATGGGTAATTTTATCGTGAGTAGCTTTAGATAAATTTGCTAATCCATGAGGGCTAGTACCAGTTCTATAACCTTTTGTACCCTCTATGGCCTGGATTTTTAATATCTCCTTTAATGGAAAATTACTTAACTGGCGTGACCCTGCAAGACCTATTGGATGATGTGCATATGTTCCACTCATAGGAGAACTTGCATCTCTTAATTGAGTTTCTGCAGAAAGTATTGCCTTCTCAAGTTGTTTGGGTGTTTTATTAATATTCTCTTTCAATATTTTCTCAAACCAAAAATCAGTTTGAGATCTAAGGTTGTCAATAGCTCTACCTTCTGGTTTTATCTTCTGTAAATTGGCAATAGCCTTTTCAGCTAGTCGAAGATAATTAGGGCTATTATGTGTATGAAAAGACATAAAAAAGCCGCCCTTTTGGACGGCTGTGAAGTTTGCTAGTTAGAGCTAGTAAGACTTCTTATTCGCTATACGTTTAGCTCGTTCTTCGAAGTAAGATTCTTTTGCCTTTCTCATCTCTGAGTACTCTTTGGCATCGGCTTTATCCTTTTCGGACTCATAGGTAGCCGTTCCTGTAAAATGTCCTTTTTTGTGTGCCATTAGTTAATGTGGTTTAAAATAAGTTGTTCTCTGGAATGGTTACGTCCAAATGTCTGACGCATCCATCTGAGCCAATGACTGCTACCTTTCCCTTGATTACACGCTCGACAGGCGGGGACCAAATTGCTTGTAAGATCCTCTCCACCATTGGTTTTAGGTTTGACGTGATCGAGTGTAAGTTCTGTAATTTCATAGTTATTTCCGCAATAAACACATGTACAATTGAAGTGCTCTTTAATAGCTCTTCTCCAGAGCTTTCGTGCATCTGAATTTGTCATGGTTATTAGGTTGTATAAGTAGTGTTGTGGGCTAGGTAGTAGTGGGGTCATTTACGAATCTTTAATCTGCTTTTACGGTTAATAGATGGAGACTGAAGTCTTCCTTTGGTAGTACTCCCTTTGTAGTGAGCTGCATCTTTGCCATCACCATTACCGTAAGTACCTAGTTTTCTATTAAGCTTGTTAGCGTTGACTCTTAATGCTTTCCCTTTCTTTGTTTTGTTGTACGCTTTTTGTTGGGACTTATAGTTGCCGTTAGCGTATTTAGCTCCGCTTGCCATATAGTCTTTGTTGTACGAGTTCGGGGTCTACCTTTGGCATTACAGCTGCAAGCTTGGAAAGTGGATTACCTTCAATTGCAATACCGTTAATATCGTTTGTTTTAAGCCATTCACAGGCTGCCTTGAGATCTTGAGTAGAAGCTTCGCCACTTTTGACTCGCTTTAGAAACTCAGTTGTAACAAGGTTATGTAGTTCGTTAAATTGGTCTTCAGTGGCTCGTTTCTTCATTCGTCTTTAATTCCTGGGAATAGATTTCGTTTAATAATCTCTACCGCCTTATCGTCGATAGTATTATCTGTGGTATTTGCGTATGCTTCTAAGAGTTGAATGATCAAATTCTTCACTGCAGTAGTGGAGAGAAAGGTCATTAGAATGGGTTTGATAATGATCACTTGCTTAGTGGGAGTTGTATAGTTGGTGATTTGGTGTATTCCTCAATTAATTGCTTTCTTTCTTGAAGCTGTTCTATGACTTTCCCTGTTGGTGAGTTTCTAAATTGATTCACCTTTTGTACGGCGACACCGCCAACTACAACAAGGATTAATAGGATTCCTAATTTAACTTTCATCTACTTTCTTCGTAGTCTTTTTCTTTGCAGGTTTCTTAGCTTTAGCTTCTCTAGCAGCTAAGATATCGCTTAATGTACTCATTTTGTTTGTGGATTAGTTGGACATTCGTACTCCTGCTCTTCCCAAGGGAACTTTTTCTCTTTAGGGGTACAGGTTGTTTTTAGGTACTGCTTAACTGCAGCTTTTTTCTTTGCTTGATATTCGACTATGGGAACGACATCACTACACATGTCATAGACACGTGTTTCTTCAGCTAACATGAATCCCTTTCGTTGAAGTTCAGCACATTTCAGTACACGTACAAGCTCATAATCAAGCCTCATCTTTTCTTCTTGCCGTGCGGCTATACGTCTACATTGTGCTAAACCCCTACGATCCAAAGGAAACATGAAGTTGATCTGTCCTCCCCAATTCTCAGCTACCGTGTAGCTTCTCTGAGCCATCTCTTCGTCAAAAGGCTTTGTATGATTACCCATATAGAATGGGCTAAACGTCATCGTTGAACCGTTACAGCTAACCCCAGAACCGTAGTGCTGCCTTGAAGGTGCACCATTATTCTGGAATTGGACTGCTTGGTTAGTTACGTTCCCTGTAGCTGCTGCAACGGGATTAGACGTGTTATTAGTTTCACCTTCTGCCTTGACAGGAGCTATTGAGAGAAGACTGATAAGGAGACAGTAGTAGATTCCGTTTCGATAGTTCGATCTATTTCTGTTAGTTCGATTACCTGACTCGCTGCTCTTGTTACTACTTCTAGTGAGAAGTCGGAACCAGCTGTTGTCATGTTGAAGATTGAATCTGAGTCTGCTATTCCTCCAGAGGTTGCTGAGGTGTGGGTTATGTTGTCCCCAGACCATTTGTTTAACGCTGCTCCATAGGTGGTTGTTGTTATCTCTTCAGTTATATCCTGAGTAGTAGTTGTAGTACTGTTCATAGACCCTTGGGTGAAGTTGGGTTGTACTAATTCAGCTCTTACTACCGTGGGTGATACCAGTAGGAAAAGTAAAAGCCATTTGTTCATGTTTCTTTCTTTTTAGCCAT